CACTATTCTACCGCTACTCCCACTTTTCGACACTACTACGTTCGGATCTTGCTCCTGTGGCACACCACCCTCTGCTAAAAACATCTCTCCAGTGTACCTGCCTCTTCCTAACGTATCCTACGCGTGCAGTATGGCCACTTCACTCTACTCAAAAAAGGACCTAAGCGCGGTTAGCGGCTATGTCTCCGGGATCGAGTTAGATCCCCGGCAGGCTTGCGGCGATCTCGTGCTGGATGGGCCTTGGCCGAGTGCTCTGGACCCTTCGACGATCGACATATCAAAGCTGCGCGAGAACGAACACATTGCTGCAGGACGTTGGTCGGGGAGCGGTTTCGACATGCAATTCAATCTAGTTGCTACTTATCAGGGTGGTCGGAAAGTGTCTACGCGTGTTGGCCGCGAGTGGGATGCATTCCAGCCTGGTGCCAAACTGGAGTTTGTTCCTTCTGCTCCTTGGGGCGACTGCGGCGTAGCACTCTCCCCAGCTGTCGCCGCCCTGGCGACCAATGAAGTTGAGGCTGGTACCGTGAGCAGTTGGTCGAGCCTCCACACCTTGCTCGGTGCCAACCCAGCTGGTGTGCCTGTTGACCGTGCCTTGTTGACCAACCTCAACCGGGTCCAAGGCGGTCGGAGCAACTCGGTCCGCTTTGTCCACCGCTTGGCCGCGCTGTTCTGGCATGCTGTCGTCTCCGACCGGGGACGCCCCGTGTCTGTTGAGATTCGTTCTCCGGCGCGTGCTGCGTCACTCGGTTCTGTCGCGGCCTTGGGGGCTGAGGTCCAACAGGGACTTACCGGCGTGCAGTATGTGCCGTGGTCTGCTCCTGCGTACTCAGATGCCGCCACAGTGACCTCCATCCTCTGGGCTGCTGCAGCTGGGAAAGTGTCGGCGGCGTCTGGAGTGGCCTCACGGTTCCTAAAATTTTGGCCGACTCTCGGTCACAACACCGTGGTCATGGTCGATGATCCAGCTGTCGCACGGGGGCTGACCGCCACGGCACGGGTTGATATCGACCCACAAAAGGTTTGGTTTGCAGCTGTACGTTGGTGTGCCAAATATGCGAAGGTCGAACTGCTCGATGAAGCCGTTCGGTTTCAGGGCACACTCCTCTTCTCCCCCTGTTCCGGTATGATGCCGGTCATGGACACCGCTGCTTCGATTGCCCTCCCCGAATCTGCTATGGGAGTGTTTGCCGCCGGTCCGATATTGGCCAGTGAACATGAGTTGGGGACAGGCAATTCCCCCGCTCCCCCCGCTCTCGCCACATTGGTTGAGGGCTGTGTGGTGACGTCTCTGCTCTTGTCCCTACTATCATGGCACTCACTATATGCTGTTATAGGGTGGTACTACCGGCATGGATTCACGAACACGGGCGATGCTGCTGAGTATTGCCGTCGTTTCGGTAGACACAGCGACCAAGTCGGGGGTTGGCGAGGTGTGAACGCCAATCTAAAACTTTTTTCCTCTGGGGATGTGGGGCGGATATGGTCGCGCGTAGCTGCTTCGGGCGCACAGCGTTGGGCCCAAACCACGGCTTGGGCTGCCAGGGCGCCACAGTGGGAAGAACTGGTCAACCGCACGCAGGCAATCCCGGCTGGCTCCAGTGTCTATGGGCTCACCATGCCTCTGCAACTGGATCGCAAAACTGCGAAGTTGGGTGAGTGGTACCGCGTTGCCGATGTCCCGTCCTTGCGCGCGCCTGATCATGCCTTCTTCGGGCTGCGCACCGCTGCACCAGGGACCAGTTACAGGATTAGGCTTGTGCACGCTCTCCATACTCGGGCCGTGCCACTGCATCTTCCTGTTTCCTACCGAGGTGAAACAGTTGATTTTGCGTTTCAGAAGGGTGTGACTCGCACCGGGGAAGATTTCGAGCCCATTTTTGCCATCACATCGAGGCGCGAGTACACACGAGTCACCGATCCGGAAACAACCCTGTTCCACTACCGTTGGTGGGTAGAGGCCGCGGGTGATGATTTCGGGTCTTGGTTGCCGGTGACGTCAGCCCTCGAGCCCCCGCCTGTACCTACTGCTCCCGGTGATTCAGGAAACGGGATCGACGACCACCACAGCGATTTCAGTGGCTCCGAGGCTTCCGAGAGTGGCGATGACTTAGTCGACCCAACTCCAGAAGAGATACAGGCACAGGGCCCACAACCTGCTCCCAAACGCCCCAACACCGCCTTGAAGGTACAGCTGCCTGAGGGCGTGGAATTGGAGACGCCGCTCGGGACTGCTTTGTCTGCTGCCCAAACGCCACAGGAGCGGCACTCGCATCTGTTCAAAAAAGGGTTGCGGTTTGAACAATTGCTGCGCGCTGGAGTGCCGGTTGATCTGGTGAAGGCGTATTCAACTATCCAGGTAGTTGGATTGGGGCCGCCCGGGACAGCCGCTTTCGACAAGGAGATCAGGGCCTTAGTCGCAAATTCGGCCTACGACATCTTGGGAAATGTGTCCAAGAACAAGCGCCTGCTGGTGTTAGATTGGATGATAGAGGAGCATCTCGAATGTCTGAAGGCTGTTCCACCTTCCAGCACTCAAGTGGAGCTGGCCAAGACAATGAAGGGGTTATACGCACTGCGTAACGGCATGGGCACTGATGCTTCTCTTACGGCCGGAGAGTACTGGGATTCGCTGGGCAATGCGAATCGCGCTGCACTCAAGGTGACTGATGATCGGGGTGTTGTCGTAACCCGCGATTATGCCCAGTTGCCCGCAGCTGCACGTGGCCGCATAGCGAATGATGATGCGTCGCGTGACTTGCTGTATTCCGGACATGTCTTGGTCGAGGGGATTGGCGCACGGTTGGCTACCGCACAGAAAGGTGTCCGTGGCGAACCCGAGTTGGCACTGAACAGCGTTGATGAACTACTCGAAACAATTATCCGTTCGGCCTGGGATGCTGGTGAGGAGGCAGATCGCGATATGCTGGTCGAGTTGTGTGGAAACGCGAACCAGGTAGACACTCTCTTGAATAAGCTGAATGCCGCCCGAGAGGCAGAGGCTGGTCGGGAGGATTTTCACGATTCCGGGCGCAAGGCGGAGTACCCATCGGCATCGTTGCAGGTGGGTGGTTCGGAGGAAGGGGTGGTTGTGGCGGAGCAGGAGGAACCCCCCCGAGAGGAGATAGGAGGAGATTCTCGGCCGGTGCAAATGCCGCCTTGGCCCAAATCACCGGGGGAAGGAAAACTGCAAGCTACCCCCGCAACTGGGCCGGACCCTGGCCCATTGCCTGGGATGGTCGCCGATGCTGGTGCACGCACAGAGGGAACGGGTGTCCACTCGGGCAAGGGGCGGAGGAGACACTCAGTTGCTGGCTCACATGCAGACGTGATGTCGGGGGCCATTCAATCGAGTCTGGCTGCGCAAGGGGTGCCGCCGCCTGTTACAACGGGCGTTGCGACGCCTCAAGGAGATACAGCCGCTTCCACGACCTCGTCATCTGGGGAGGCAGTCCCTGCACACTCACCAGGTGCTACGGCGGATCCTGGCAGCGGGCCGATCGGAGCGGCGGTTTTCTTGGACCCGCTGCGTGGGAACGGTGGCTCAGGTCGTTGACTCCTTTGTGCCTGGCTGCTTACATGTTCCATCACCAGATGGCTGCAATGGGTGTGGAGCATGCTCGGACTCTGTTCACTGCTTGGCCGGTGCAAATCCCAGCCGAGCATAGGATCGTGGGCGTGGTACAAGGTCCTAGGCCTAGGAATCTGCATCTTGGCGGTACCCCAGTCTCCGCTACTATTACTATGGTTGGTGGGAGTGTACCGGCTGACTCAGCAATATGGCGCGTGACACAGTGCAGTGTCGACTCGATGGAATATGAAACTGCTGGTACCATGCTGGCGCTGCTGGGTCTACCCAGGGATGTGTTGGATGTTATTGTGGCAGCAGGGTGGCTTGATGTTCCCTTGCACCGCTGGAAGGATGTGATTAAGCCACAGCTTGATCTCATCAGACGGGTGGGTATGGTTGGTACGCTTAGCCACGATGGCGTGTACACACTCAGGAAGATGATAAACGTGACATACCGTCGTGATACCGAGGCTGACTGGGAGAAGGAAAAACGCAACCGCACTGTCCGATCTTTCCCCAAGCAGACAGTCTGCCGTGAGGTATCGTATGTCCAGCGGCACTTACGTATATCCAGCGACTACATCCGTCAGACGATAAATCGTGTGGTGGCTCGAAACGACTCCGGCGATCTGGCATGGTGGTGGAAACGTCGTCACCATCATATACCAGGGGGGAGCACGAGCCACGGTGCTGCGACCAGGGCCGCTTTGAAAAGCGACCCACGGTTCGGGAAGGGTGATAGACCTGGTAAGAAGTCCATGGCCGAATTGTTGACCTCCGATTTCTACAAGACACTCATGGACTACCCACCAGTAAACGCCGCACGCGCAAGCACCAAGTATGAACCAGGTGATAAGAGGCGTGCCCTATACGCATCAAACGAGATCCCCTATTTGATATCCGCTTATGCATCGGTACACGTGGAGAAAGAAATGGTGCGTGGGGTGTGTGCTCGGCAGAGCGTCGGTGACTGGGCTGGTTGGCTGCAATGGGCCTGCGACTTCAGGGGCTACCACACGTCTACCGATTTCTCTGATTATAATAGCGAACATGAGCTCATCGACCTAATGATTATTAATCTAGTGCGTGCAAGGGCGTGGCTACTGACTAGTGCTCCGGAACGTTATGAGAAAGCGCGTGCGCATATTTGGCTGAGTGCTGCGATCACTTTCAGTTGGGTGGAATTCCCCAATGAAACGATACGCATATTCTCTGGCTTGTATTCGGGCAGCCGCGACACCATGAGAGACCATTGTGACAGGCATTTTGCCGACATCCGCGTGGCGGCGGAGGATGCTCGTGCTTGTGGCTACAACTGCATGGTGCGCGAGGGAGATGCTTGGTTGGCAGGGGACGACGAGGATGTCGGGTTCAGGTCATTAAGCGAGGCTGTGGTTTATGCTAATATGCTGCCGATGCAAGGCCACAACACCAACCCGTCAAAGCAACTCGCCGGTGCAAGACATAACGAGTTCCTGCAGGTCATGCATCACCCTGGTTCGACGATGCAGCGGCCACTGCCGGCACTAGTCGCCACCATGGCGTCTGGGAATTGGTATGTGCCAACAGCGACATGGTTCGATGGGTTGTTATCTGGCGTGAGCGATAACGCGTGGGAAGCATACTGCCGTGGGCTACCATTCCATGCTGCATTTCGTCTCGCATGTGCGTATTTGGACACCGCTATGCGCGTGCGTACAGAGACGGGTTATCGGGAGCTTGAGTGGTGGGAGTACAGATCGCCAGGTCGGGTACATCCGCTGTGGAATGAAGAGACCAAGAAAGCACCGCTGGTCAGACAGTATCCTGCCCCTCACCCAGAATGGCCATGTAACGCGACGAATGATTGGCTCGAGACTGTCGAACGGCAGCTGCGGGATGTGCCCACTCGGAAAGTACAATTATATCGCGAAAAATTGCTGCAGAGCAGCCACGGTTCGGCCTTCCTGGAATGGAGACAGTCCGATTTACGTGACATGGTGTTGAGCGACTGGCCGCGCCGACAGAAACGAACATACCGGCTGCACCAGCTCGATGGCCCTGCCGCTTTCACAGTCGAGCAAATGAATATCCTATACAAACGTGTTGGCATTTCGTCTAGGCCTCGTGACGATGCGGAACTGGCTGCGCGGTTAGGTGTCGATCCCGACATTGCTCAGCTTCAAGGCAGTTGGGGGTCTCTCGCCACAAGGCTGCGTGGTCCACAGTGGGCGGCCTACTCTGCTCCACTACCTGGGCACATTCTAAGCAAAAGAGCCGCCGCCAGTGCGTGGGCCTTCCGTAGTTGGGCCGCTCGTACTGCAGCCCCCACTGCCGATTTACACCAGGGCATCCACAACATGTCGACTCAATTCCTCATATATATATATGCACCCAACGGCGCAGGGAAAAGTTGGATAGTGCGAAAACACCCGGATTGGTTGGATCTAGATGGTGTCAGTGCTGCAATTTGCAGCCAACGACTCAGCTACAGACGTTATGCGCAGGCTCCTTCGGCGAGAGATGTTTTCATACATGCAGCTCTTAAGAGGGCCCTGCGTGGCGTCTGCTCCACAGTGGTGCTCTTAGGCAATTACCCAGTCGTACACATACAAAAGGCCGCAGCGAATCTGGGCATCAGCTTCAGAGGTGCGGATTACCTGCCTGGCTGGGACTTGTGTCGCGAACGACTCAAAAAACGAGGCAAAGAATACACTGACCAACGTATCGACGAATTGCAGCGGCGGTGGATCCCATACACAACAAACTTCAAAACTCTAGAAGAACTGGAACATTTTATATCCGGTTCAACCTAAGGGAGTACAGCGATTTCGTCGCCTACACTCC